ACATTATGAGCTTCAATAGCTCCTCCTTTGAGTAGTCCCGTGTCTTGGCGGGCTACCCGTAACCAGGGGGGGAGTAATGGAATGAAAGGTGGTATTGTGTGTAGGACGTATTGTACAGAGGTAGTTGTAGGCAGTGATTCGCCGATAATTCTAGTTTAAATTGTAAATACAGTAACCTGCGGGGTCTAGACGGTTAAAGCTGGTGAATTTACCGAACGTTGACACACACTATTTCGACCAAGTTCCCCATTGCAGTCCTTGGGAGGGGGAGTCCGGTGAGACTCCGTATGTATTTTGTCTAAGTGCTTGGATAGTTGTTATCTCTCTATATTAGGGTTTGAAGCCTCGGTCTAGCTTAATAGCGGATAAATTGTAACTTCGAGGAAATTGCACAATGGTTGACCCGATGGATGATCCATTTTATGTCGGTCAACAAAGTCGTATAGGTAATCCGTACGACTGGATGAAGGAGGAGGACAAATTTGTCTTCCTCTATTTCTTTGTGTGGTTCACCACAGTGGTACTAGCCACTGTTTGGGTGACCATACTTAGTTTGGTGCGATGCGGTGGACGCTTGTACCTTTGGTGGCGCCAGAGGGAGCTAGACGCAATTTATGTTAATGAGCGTGTAGCCGACTTTGCTAGATGTGAGGATTTGCCTGATGACACTCCTAATGATGCAAAATTGTATCCCAGGATGTATGTCAACCAGGTAGCCCACATGGTTAGAAATAAGCTTGGGATTCCCAAGTTAACCGCCGCCAACAAGGAGGTAGCAAGGCAGTTAGCCGTTAAGTTTATGTCGGACAAGGGACATAGACCTTCGCATATCACCAGGGATCTAGAACACGTTATGATGCTTGTCTTCACGCCAACTGAAGAGGACATACGTGCTGCCCAACTATTTAATAACTATGCTTTACAAGATAAACGTTCGCGTTATCTTATAGAGCAAGTTCAATAGGAAGGCCCTAGGTGGGTGGATGGTGCTGAAAGTGTTGCTGTAGCAACTGTTGATGATTTTGACAGGTGCTACGGTGACACTTCGGCAACGTTACACATTTTACCTAAACCTGGGCTGGTGAAAATAAGACGCGTCAACATCTTGGTCAACGTCACTAATGGCGTTGACTTTTGCGTGCATAATAATAGCATTAATAACCTATCGCGCGCTGTACTTGAGCGGGTGTTTCTTGTGAAGACACCAAGTGGTTTTGGCAGACCACCTCAAGCAGTGCATGGAGTGTTTGATGGTAGACTATCTTTGTTCAAGTCTAACTTACGTAGACGTGTGACCCCGACCACCCCCATATCACTGCAAGAATTTGCAGATTCATATGAGGGTCGCAAGCACACGCTCTATTGTAAAGCTGTACAGTCACTTACGCTAAGTGATGTTGTACTAAAAGATAGCTACGTTCAGGCATTTGTGAAAGCGGAGAAGATAAACCTTTCGGCCAAGATTAATCCTGCACCGAGGGTTATTCAACCGCGATCACCTAGGTATAATGCTAGTTTGGGTGTTTATATTAAACCTATTGAAAAACGTATTTATAGTTTGATTGATGATGTTTTTGGGGCGGTTACAGTGGCAAAGTGTTATAATGCCAAGGAACTGGGAGCAATTGTTCATGAGAAATGGACAAGTTTTGCGCATCCGTGTGCTGTGGGTTTAGACGCAAGTCGTTTTGACCAGCATTGTGGCGAACAGGCGCTACGATGGGAGCATAGTATTTACGAGATGTTTTACCCAGGTGATAAACGGCTGAGGATGTTGTTGTCCTGGCAGTTGCGTAATAAGTGTTTTGGTGGTTGTCGCGATGGTGAATTGAAATACACCACGCTTGGCTGCCGTATGTCTGGG